CAGCAGCGGCATCCCCACTACTGAAAACACCACCGAATCCAAGGAGTAATCGCCATGTCGTCCAACTATTTTGATTTCCAAGATGCCGATCCCCAACAGTCCGGTTTTGACCTGATCCCCAAGGGCGCGGTCGTGCCCGTGCGCATGACCATCAAGCCCGGTGGCTATGACGACCCGGAACAAGGCTGGGGCGGCGGCTACGCCACCGAGTCTTTCGAGACCGGCTCCATCTATCTCGCAGCCGAATTCGTGGTCACGGCTGGTGATCACGCCAAGCGCAAGATGTGGTCGAACATCGGTCTGCACTCCAAGAAGGGCCCGACCTGGGGCCAGATGGGGCGCAGCTTCATCCGCGCCGCGCTTAACAGCGCCCGCAACGTCCACCCCCAGGACAACAGTCCGCAGGCGGCCGCTGCGCGTCGCATCCAGGGCTTTCATGAACTGGATGGCCTGGAGTTTCTGGCACGCGTGGACATCGAAAAAGACAGCAAGGGTCAAGACCGCAACGTGGTCAAGATCGCGGTCGAGCCCGATCACTCCGACTACGCAAAGCTGATGGGCGTGCCATCCAAGGCTCCGGGAACTGGAAATTCCGGCGCTCCGACGCAGGCCGCTGCGCCTGCGTATCAGGCACCGACTCCGCAACGCGCACCCGTGACGGGTAAGCCGTCTTGGGCGCAGTGAGGGAGGCCGATGAAATGCTGGGTCTGCAAACGACAGGCCCGGGGATTCGGCCACACCGACAACCGTCACGGTGTCGGCCATCCCCGGCGCTATCCCATCGACTGGGTGTTCTGCTCACAACGCTGCCAAAACGCGTTTCATGCGCTGTACGGCAACTGGCTGCGGGTCAAGGAAGGTCGCGTCGACAGTACGGAGGTCGCCATGATCGATCCATCTGATGTCGAACTGGCCGCGATGAAGAAGTGCCTCAGGGCCTTCGGCGAGGCTGCGGGCGAGATTGGCTTCACCAAGCCGCTGGGCGACTACTCCGAAGCCGAGGCGCTGCAAGTGATCGACGCCATCGTCACTTGCTACACCGAGGCAATGGTCGCGCACCACGAGGCGAGCAAGTACCCACCGGTACGCGGCATGACGCCTGCGCCCGACCCTCTGGCCAACCCGTTCGCGGATCTGGAGGACGACCTGCCCTGGGAAGAGCCGAAGGGGAAGAAGCCATGATCGACTTCAACTCCTCATCGAGCATCTCGGGTCAGGTCACCACCCTGGTGGACACGGGCCTGCAGCAGGCTCGCGCCCGCCAGTCCGAGCGCCAGTACCTCGGGGCCTCGCGCCTCGGAGTGGCCTGTGAGCGAGCGCTGCAGTTCGAGTACGCCAAGGCACCCATCGACCACGGGCGTGACACCCCGGGCCGAATGCTGCGGATCTTCGAACGCGGTCACGTCATGGAGGACTGCATGGTCGCGTGGCTCCGGGACGCGGGCTTTGACCTGCGCACCCGCAAGGCCGACGGCGAGCAGTTCGGTTTCTCGGTGGCCGATGGCCGCCTGCAGGGCCACATCGACGGCGTCATCGTCGGCGGCCCCGAGGGATTCGCCTATCCCGCGCTCTGGGAATGTAAGTGTCTCGGCAACAAGTCCTGGAGCGATCTGGACAAGAAGGGCCTGACTCTCTCCAAGCCCGTCTACGCCGCGCAAGTGGCGATCTACCAAGCCTATCTCGAACTGCACGAGCACCCGGCGATCTTCACGGCACTCAACGCCGACACGATGGAGATCTACACCGAGCTCGTGCCCTTTGACGCAGCACTGGCCCAACGCATGTCGGATCGGGCGGTCAAGGTCATCACGGCGACCGAGGCGGGAGAGCTCCTGCCGCGCGCCTTCCATGACTCGACCCACTTTGAATGCCGGATGTGCGCGTGGCAAGACCGCTGCTGGAGGACACAAGCATGAATACCTCGAATTTGAATCACGTACTGGGCGAGCAGCTGATCGACGTGCGCCAGGCTGCCCTGATGTTCAACCTGCCGTCGTATTGGCTCTCTCAAGCCAAGGAGCGAAAGGAGCGTCGCATTCCGCATTACCGCGTCGGCAAACTGGTTCGCTTCAAACCCAACGAGCTGGAAGCCTGGATCGCTGCGCAGCAGACGTCACACGAGGGTGGTGCCGATGCTTGATTTCAATGACACATCACCACCGGGAGAAACGGGCCGGCGCAACGTCAATGACAGCGAGCGGGACGATATTCGCACTGAACTGATCGCACGCATGGAATCAGTCCTGACCACGATGCTTCCGGCAGGAAAGAAGCGTCGTGGCAAGTTTCTGATCGGGGACATCCTGGGCAGCCCGGGCGACAGCCTTGAGGTGGTACTCGAAGGCGACAAGGCTGGTCTCTGGACGGATCGTGCCACGGGCGATGGCGGTGACATCTTTGCCTTGATCGCCGCCTACCTCGGGGCCAACGTCCACACCGACTTTCCCCGGGTGCTCGACGAGGCAGCTGATCTGCTCGGTCGTTCGCGATCAGTGCCGGTACGCCGCGCCAAGAAGGAAGCTCCGGTTGATGATCTCGGCCCGGCCACGGCCAAGTGGGACTACTTCGATGCCACCGGCAAACTGATTGCGGTCGTGTACCGCTACGACCCACCCGGGCGCAAGAAGGAGTTCCGGCCGTGGGATGCCAAGCGGCGTAAGATGACTCCGCCCGATCCGCGTCCGCTGTACAACCAGCCGGGGCTGGCTGCCGCTGGTCACGTTGTGCTGGTCGAGGGCGAGAAGTGTGCGCAGGCCCTGATCGCCATCGGCGTGGTGGCAACCACGGCCATGCATGGCGCAAACGCTCCCGTCGATAAGACCGACTGGTCGCCGCTGGCGGGCAAATCCGTGCTGATCTGGCCTGACCGGGACGCGCCAGGCTGGGATTACGCTGACCGTGCATCGCAAGCAATCCTGAACGCGGGTGCGACCACGGTCGCCATCCTGGTGCCACCCGATGACAAGCCGGAAGGATGGGATGCGGCTGACGCCATTCCGGACGGCTTCGATGTGAGGGGCTTCCTCGCCGTCGGCGAGCGGATGCCGGTGATGCGGTCGGTCGAGGAGACGCCACCACCGGATCTGCTGACCGGTGTCGACTGGACTACGGAGGACGGCTTGTCCTCGGCCTTCACACGCCGCTATGGCGAGGACTGGCGCTACTGCGCGCTTTGGGGCAAATGGCTGGTCTGGACCGGCGTGCGCTGGAATCCGGATCAGGTTCTCTATGTGTCTCATCTGGCGCGCGGTATCTGCCGGATGGCGTCACTCAAGGCGGACAGCCCTCGGCTCACAGGCAAGCTGGCCAGCTCCGCCACGATCTCATCCGTCGAGAAAATCGCACGCTCCGATCCCAAGCACGCGTCCACCGCCGAGGAGTGGGATGCCGACGTCTGGGCACTCAACACACCAGGCGGTGTGGTTGATCTGCGCACGGGCCGCATGCGACCGCACCGGCGCGATGATCGGATGACCAAGGTGACCACGGCCACACCGCAGGGCGACAGTCCGACGTGGCGCGCATTCCTGGCCGACGTCACAGGCGGTGACGCTGAACTGATTGCCTACCTGCAACTGATGGTTGGCTACTGCCTGACGGGCGTGACCAGCGAGCACGCGCTGTTCTTCCTGTACGGGACCGGCGCGAACGGCAAGTCGGTGTTCGTCAACGTCCTGACCACCATCTTGGGCGACTACGCGGCCAACGCGCCGATGGACACGTTCATGGAGGCGCGCACCGACCGGCATCCGACCGATTTGGCGGGCCTGCGCGGTGCCCGCTTTGTGTCCTCCATCGAAACCGAACAGGGTCGGCGCTGGAACGAATCCAAGGTCAAGGCCATCACCGGTGGCGACAAGGTGTCTGCGCGTTTCATGCGCCAGGACTTCTTCGAGTACGTGCCGCAGTTCAAGTTGGTGATCGCAGGCAACCACAAGCCATCGATCCGCAACGTGGATGAGGCGATGAAGCGGCGACTGCACCTGATCCCGTTCACGGTGACGATCCCGCCCGAGCGGCGTGACGGCAGGCTGACCGAAAAACTGCTCAAGGAGCGGGACGGCATTCTGGCGTGGGCAGTCGAGGGCTGCAGCTTTTGGCAACGCCAAGGACTGAAGCCACCCGCCAGTGTGGTGTCGGCGACCGAGGAGTATTTCGAGGCTGAGGACGCGCTCGGGCAGTGGATCGAAGAGCGTTGCTTACTGGCCAAGACCCACCGCGAAGGCGTTTCCGAATTGTTCGCCGACTGGCGTGAATGGGCT